GGTCTGGCCAGTGGCCGTCACGACGCCTCCACCTGCAGTCACGGAAGTCTGCGTCGTGGTGGAATAAGACGCAGGGTTCTTGGACGTAGGATTGTAGGTACCAGCGGTTGGTGCTGCACTGAAACAGGCAGTAAAAGTTCCAGCCGTAGTAGAACCAGTAGTATAGGCCACGTTCGAGACGGTTGCTGTTCGGCCACCGATGGATGAGAAAGTCATACCCGGAATGAGCTGACCAACACCAGCACTGAAAGTGAAAGGCTGAACGATATCAGACGTAAGAGATCCGCTGGTGGGTGAAATGGTGAAGGAGGTTGCCGCGAGACCGAGGGTTCCTACGGGGGTCGCGGCAGTGACGGCCGTGCCCGTGCCGGGAATGGTGGCGACGGTCGGGGCTGCAACACTGTAGGTATCGTAGCTGATGAGGTAATTGTTCAGGTAGGCCGACCACGTGATGCGAATCTCGACATCGTGGAACTGGAGAGCCACAAGGGGAATGCACACGGACCAGTCCTTGCAGAAGAAAAACTTGAGAGGCAGGAATGTCGCCTTCTGGTTGTTGATGGTGGACGAGTTGTAATTGAGCACGCGCTGGGAATAGTTATAGGCTCCAGTGACTGGCTCAATGTCCGTCATGTACTCCATGTCCTGGGTGTCAACCACCTGACCACCAATGAGAAGCTCGAACTTGTCAAAAACCTTGGTCCAGTCGAGGTTTGTAACTATGGAACCGTTGTTATCGGTGGCCGTAAAATAGACATAGCTGAGAAGATCACCCTTCTTCTCGAAACGGATCGTAGACATACCACCGGCAGATGGCGAGCCCTGGATGATCTGGCGCTCGACGTTATTTGCATAGTGAGTGTATTTGCGATACATTGACCGGTAAAATGAGACTTCGGGCTTGCCGGTCAGCCAAGCATCCTGCTCGCCAGTAGCGACAAGTTTTACAATACCACCGCTCATTTATCATTGGACTTATATTTTTTTAGAGTGACTTAAACAACCGCAAGGGGTGGAAGTGAAACAGGATTTCCATCGAGCGCCTGGATCGCCACGTCCAGTGCATGGGATGATGCGTATGGGTTGTCTTGCATCGCCGTCTTCTTCTCGTTAAATTTATAGAACCTGGCATCGACATACTGCTGGACACGCCCGCCTGTGGTTGCGTTGACTGGCCCGACTGGGAATGGGATAGTCTCGGGTCGGAGCTGAGAGACAGCCCCACCAGCATTGACCGGATCATTGCGAACATTCATACGCTGACCGTTTCCGGCCCGGTCGGGCTTGGATCGATCATCGCTCACACGTGTCAGGGACTTGTCTGTATAGGCAGCTTCCCCACCCTCTGCATATGGCTGTGCAACCTTGTACTGTGGGGGGCCATCGCTCAGAGTGTCCTTTCGGACCCCAGTCTCCTGGCGAATAGTCGTCCGCTGCATCTTCATAAATTCCGGACGAAGCTCGGGTTTGGTAATTGCACCGCCCTGCCCTTCTGCTCTGCTCTGAATAGGCTCGCGGTAAATTGTCTTTGTGTCCTTGGCCTCGTGACTGACAAGACCGAGTGGGACGGGGCCTCCGTTCGGTACGAAAAATGCCGGGGGTCCATCACGTCCCTCGAGCTGAGTCAGCTTCTCCTCGTTCACATTGACTGGCAAATCACGGAAGAACTGGTGGAAGCCGCCTGCGGCCGCCACGTTCGCACCGTACCCAAGACCCGGGCCGACGTGGATCCGTTCGATGGGTTGAAGATTATTCATTTTATTCGTGATGTACTCGCGCTCATACAGGTTATAGACGGGCTGTCCATGTGGGAAAACTTTTGTATTCGGCTGCTTGTCCTGAAGAGACGGGATGCCGGTCGCCTTGGGATCAATGCGCCAGTCTCCAATGCGCCGACCGTATTCTGGATTCATAGGCTTCAAATCGAAAGCATCCTTCTCGTGATCACGAGCATTTGCCATGAGATCAATGTCACGACGAGTTATTGATCGAGTGGTTGGAGGCATTAATTTCGAGTCCTGAGTGTAGACAACCATGGAATCTTCACTCTTTTCACTCAATCTTTTGCCTGCAAACACAAGACCGACGACGGCTGCGATAGCCAGCGGGTCCATATACTATATCAAATTATTTCTTTTGGAGATAGTGTTGATCAAAAATAGTATTCTGTTCAACCGTGTATGTGCTGATGGGATCCCATGTCATCCATGTAATGGGAACAAGGGCGGGATCACAATAGGTGTTGGGGAAATCGTACGGCTTCTCCGTCTGATCCTTTCGCCACGCTGTGGTGGGCTCCGGGACGAGTTCACTGGTGATTTTTCCAATATCCTCGAGAGTAATCTGGGCCGGTCCTTGCCAGATACCATCCTCGAGGACGAGACTGCTGGTGGTCAGAGTCGGTGCCATTACTATAGGATCGGAATATTATTAGCGCCCGCTTCCACCGTTTCCTCCGCGCATCTGTGTCACCTCTGGGAAGTGGAAGTTGAAGTTGTCCGGGTCGCACGCGGCTCCTCCTTGGTCCTTGCACATTGGAGAAAACTTCTTACCGAATGAAGCCTCGGCAAAAGCAGTTTGGTCGCCTGGGATTGTGCTCACGGGCATGGTGTAAAAGTTGCGCTCGGCATCGCGAATTTTCTCAAACGGATGAATCTGCGACCACTCCTGCTGAACCTCGGTGCGAACGCTGGGATACCACGCGGCTGAAGGACGGTCCGGTTCGTCAACAAAATCAGTCATAAGCACGTTGGCCATAGGGTTTTCACGGGTCGGGAGACTGACTTCGGGCCGCAAGATGTTCGCCTGACGTCCGTTTGCAATTTTCATGTTTCCGTCTGTAATCATATTATTCATGTAAAGGTAGTACAATACACCCAGAACGAGACCTCCAAGTGCGAAAATACGCGGATCCCGCTGAATAAGATACACTATGCACGTGGCATAAATTATGAAACGGGTCGTCGCAAGGGTTCGCTGTTCGGCGCTCTGGGAAGAAGTTGGCCAAAAATTAAGAACCTCTTTTGAATTAAATATTTTATTGAGATCCATTCCTATCTTCTATCGAGATTTTTTGTTGCTCTTCTTCTTGGGTCGTGGCGTCTGAGGAGGAAGGGCGGCTGGGGTTAGACCACCGCCCATGAGACCCGCAAGGGGTCCACCGCCACTCAACATCGAGCTAAGCATGCTATTCATTCCAGCCATCATTGCGGACTCGTTCATTCCACCCTTCATATTCTTTGCACAATTCTCCGCAACAGCCTCAATCTGTGATAGGGCTTCTGGGGGAAACATGTTCAACGTCATGGCAATCATGTAGAGTGAAGAAAGCCACTGCCAAATGGCAGCCTTACTGACGTCGGTGCAATCCTCTTCATACCAGTGCTTGTGAAGATACAGGGACTTGGCAAACTCGTTTTCCTCGCAGAAAAACGCCGGATCCTTCGTCATGAGCTGGGATGCCCACGGGCCAACCTGTTGCATAAAGACCTGATATTCACAAGGCTTAGCCCTGGCTATGTGAATAGCAAGATCATCCGGAAAAACCGAAAGAATGTCGTCGAGAAATTGAATCATCATCTCGTTAAAAGCTTTGACGGTCGTCATTTGTATTTTATAGAACTATATATTCCTTAAGTTAAAAAGGTTCAGTCAATCGAGTTTCGTGTGTTCCGTGTGACCGACTCGTGATGAAATACACAAGAAGAGCGACCAAAAATGCCGGCTTGAAATATTCCGAATTTTTAACCTTTCCTTCTCCGTTCATCTTATTTTTAACATAAACGTAAACTACTGTGATTGCTGCGGCTGCGATCGCAGCATTAAGAGGTTCCCTGAGCATTTGGTCCATTGATATTTCCTAACATGTTTTATTGGCCAATTTTCTGTATTCTGGTCGGAGTCCCGCGAGGGGGTCCCGATGGTGCGTCGTCAAAGAGGTTCTGATCGACAGGTGTTTCCCCGGGTGTTGCTCCTGGGACATTTGGAGGGGTCAATGTGTTATTGACCGTCACGGTCGTGTCGACCCCCTCTGGAGTCTTGCCAAACTCCATGCCCGGGACGGATGGCTCAGCGTCTACGACGCCCTCTTCAGCGTCTACGACGCCCTCTTCATCTTCGACTGGTTCCTCGTCCTCGTGTTCGAGATCGAAATCTTCACCCGCGGCCGGAAGGGGGAGATAGGTATTCAAAATCTCAGCCGTCGGCACGAGCGCCTCAATAACCTCTGCAATTTCAACCGTAAACCGTTTGAACAGCTCAGACTTACGAAACTCGTCCGTGTTTGTTTCGGTGATGATTATCGGATCATCGTATAAATTCCGGGCACAACTTTCGTAACACCTTTGGACAAAAATATCATTCCCGGGAAGCTTGATGCAAATCTTCTTCTGTTTCTTGTCGGTCCGGATGGAACTCAAGATCTTGACCTGGATAACGAATACAGCCGCGAGCAAGCTCGGGAAGAGCGAGTTATTCTTTATGATTGCCTCTGTGTTCTTGTTAGAGATGGAGGCGTTCCAGGTCTTGACGTCCCGGAGCAACTCCTGGAAAACTCGAGTCATGTTTTTTCCCTGAGAAACCTTCTTGGCCTCGAGCCAAATCTCCCAAAAAGCCTCAATCATGACTGGGATCATGGCCTGACACAGCTTTTTGGTAAAGCGACGCTCGGATTCATTCAGAAGATCCATTAGTATTAGGCACTCTTTTTTACTCGAATCTTTCCCGCGGCCTTTCATCGAGTCCGTAGGACTCACTTGCCATGTGAGAATACACTTGCTGCTTAGGCACTCTTTTTTACTCGAATCTTTCCCGCGGCTTTATGCAAATTCACGAGGCTCGGGAAGTACATGTCGGGGGCCGTCTCTTCTACTGGAATCTCTTCGACCGCTGATTTTCTCGCGGCCCATTCAACCTTGATGTCGAACGGTCCCACGAGGTTCACAGTGTAGCCCAGACGTTCGAGCTGGCGGCACATGTACATGACAGCCCTGGCTATATCATACTTCGGAAACCCCACTATAAACGGCGGAACTGTAAGTATCGATGATTTCTGACCGAGATCTGATGATGTTTTTATTCTTCGACTGAACTGTTCAAGTAGAGCTTTATATGTCTCCTTGAGCACATCGGTTCGTTTTTTCTCACGAGCCACAATTTCTCTGGCTTGCATACCTGTAATTTAAAAGTTTATCTTTTCAGTGTCAATAGACGCACGAGTCAGGAGGTCCTTTTGGCTCAGACGCTGATCGAAAGAAGTATTGAATGAGTTTGTCAAGTCTTCCTGAAACTTTGTTCCACGGACCGAGTCCAGTGCAGTCTTGGTCTGCTGTTCCATGCTCGTGTTTATACCTACGTAGGACTGATACGAGTCTGGCTTGTAGGCATTGACGTAAGAGATAGGGTCTGATGTCGTTTCGGTATTGTTAATAGTAACATCTCCAAGTGGTGATATAGTTGCCTTTATATCAAACTGCTGGCCAAAGTAATGACGAGTATTCAGAAACATGAGCCGGGCCGAATATACCCCATCGGAAACAGACTTGAAAAATAGAGTTTCGATAGGGACCATATCCTCTTGGGTAGACTGGAATTTTTCAATCACGGCCTGTATCACCTCCATAGGGACTGGAGCCTCGGCAAAAGTATCCAGGGGGGCTACGTCCGTTGCTGCTGCAAGCAATGAGGTCGAGACGACCGTCTTCGCCTGAGTAGTGCTCTTCTGGCTCGCGTACCAAATGAAAAATAAGAGTAGACCCAGGAGTACAATAAATGACAACTCCTCTTCCATTAGTGTTTGGTGCGAAAATATTTGAGACGAAAAAGATTTGCCATAATTAATGGCACTTCTCGTGTTTTCACAGAATTGTAAATTTTCCCAAGAAACTATTAAATATATTCAGACCCAGCCGGCTCTCCAGAGCATTGTACGGTTTCACGACATTACGACAAGTGGAGTTCCTTCTCCTAAAATTACGCGAGTCCCAACCCTGGTTACCAACGAGGGGCAGATGCATGTCGGCCGGGACGTTCGAAAATGGCTCGAGTCCATGGTCCCGACCGAATTCATTTCGTGGGACACGACTCCTGGGTTTTGCTCAAACCTGGATGGATCATCGTGTCATGCAAATATGTTTGATATTGAAAATTACGGAGAACCGCTCCAGCCAGAACTCACCCCAGAACTTGAAGAAAGAATCAGTAAATCAGTCACTGACGCCATGTCTTCAATGAACAGGACTTAAAGCCAATAAGTTTAAACAAACTAAATGAAACTAAAGACGATACAGGCGTCAGCCATGAAGGCGGTGTTTGAGGTCTTGAAGGATATCATTAACGACGTGAATGTCTATTTTACAAAGGAGGGTGTCAAGATTCTGACACTCGACACGGCTCGGGTCACCCTGGTTCAGATGAATCTCCCAGCTGAAAACTTTGAAGAATATGAGTGTGAAGATGAGCTCATCGCCGGTCTGAACATGGCCAACGTCCACAAGCTCCTCAAGTCGGTCACGACGGCCGACACTCTGACTGTCACTGCTACTGGGAGAGATATTATGGAATTTTTAATTGAAAATTCAGAAAAGAATTCAATGACTAATTTCAAGCTGAAACTCCTGGATATTAACGAGGACATGCTCGAGTTCCCAGACATTCACATGAATGTCGTGACAACCATGCCCAGTATAGACTTTCAGCGGTTTGTTCGGGACATGTCCAACCTGGGAACAGAGATGAATATCTGGAGAGATGGGCACGAGATTGAGCTTAGCTGTAACGGAGACTTTGCGGATCAGGTCACCGTCATAAAGTACCCTGATGCACCACCGTGCGACAGAACCGGAGGGACATTCAGCCTCAAGTACATTAGCCTGTACACCAAGGCGACAAATATGTGCTCGAGTATTCAGATTATGCAGGATTCTGTGAACGAAGACATGCCAATAATCTTCAGATATACAATTGCAAACTTGGGAGAATTAAAATTCTTTTTAGCACCAAAAATTACGGAATAAAGTAATTAGAAGTTAAGGGAACATGGAGGCCAAATTTGATTCAAGAATGCAGGAATG